TGATGCAGCGAGCTCCCCGTCCGGTCCGCCAAATAACAATAACCTATAATATTTCTACATATTATAAATATACACGAAAATGATACAATATTCACCCCCCTCAGAGAGCTAATCTCCGAGGGGATTTTATTAGATAGATGTAGATGGTTTTCTGTTCAGCACCGCAAGTAATCTTGCGTGCCACGGCGCTTTCTTTGTCCAATGATAAGATGGCATATCTCTTCCATTGTTCGCTTTGTAAATATCCATCAGAATCTTCATTTCGTCCGGATGTCCCAAAGCCGTAATCTTATCATCATGATACCAATATACACATCCTTTTCCCTCTACCGTAAACATACACTGCATAGTCTCTTCTCCTTCCCAATCTCCTGTATTCTGTTTGTTTCCCTGTCCACTTCCTGTTGATGCTTTGCTGTCGATCGCCTTTGCAATCAGCTCAGCAATTCCTTTTGTGCTTAAACTACGATACCGTGCTACATCATCTGTGCCGGTGCAAAATAATGTCTCCACAATCATACCGGGCATATTAGATGCATTCAGATCATGGTATCCCGAACTGTACTTTACACCCCGGTTAGTAAATCCTTTACCCGCAAAATTATTACAGATATCGCTTGCGATCGTGTTCATTGTCTGGTTAGATGCATCATATAACCACACCTCTGTGCCTCCTGCTGATTCCGTTCCTGCGGCGTTCATGTGCAAGGTGACATAGATATCGCACCCCGCACTATTCGCCTTATTTGTTCCGTTAGATAACTCGCTGGACACATTGGATGCATTGGAATTACAATCAACCACAGTATGACCGACCGCCTGCAGCATTGGTGCAAGCTCATTGTAGATCTTCCGCACTTCTGCCTGCTCATCGATCAGACCGATTGCACCTTTACAATTCGGGGAGTGTCCTCCCCTTAAGCCAATTTTCATTACTCCTGTTCCTCCTGCTCTTCTGTTTCAAATGCTTTTTCCAGTTCCTCTACGGATACTCTGCCAAATTCGTTCTGTTCGCTCATGTTCTCACCTCCTTGTGCGACGTCGCACAATAAAAGAGAGCCTGTTTCCAAGCTCTCTGAAATTACCTACTTATATGTAAGTGCCCTCTCTGAATCTCTTGTTCCAGGTGTTGTTGGGTCTACCACTACACCAAGGATCGCCAGAATCGCAAAGAGTGCATTGATTACAGTCAATAACTTATCTCCAAGGTCTCCAAGGTCGATGGTAAGACCAAACACTGCCGCAATTGCCTGTATCAACAGTAAGATTGCCGGGATCAGCGCTACCCAGAAAGCCTTGTTTTTAATTCTTACAATCCAGTTAATCTTCTTCATTTTTCATTCTCCTTTTTACAAATACATTGCTACTACAGCCCCGATCACGGCTCCGATCAGTGCTGTCACGACCCCATCCCACCGTTTGGCTGGTGTCTGCTCCAGATGCGTCACTTTTGCGGTTAACTGCACCAGCGTCTGGTTCATAAAGCCGACCTCTTTGGTCAACCCCACCATTTCCTGTGCTAATTGATGTACCACGCTCACAACGTCCTCTGCTTCTTTCATTCGATGCTTTAATGAGCCGATTTCTTTTCCGTGCTCTGCAAGTTTCACTTCTACTTCATTTTCTGTCATGTTTTCCCTCCGGTTTTTTAAGTATAAAAATAAGACCATCACGGTCTTGCTCTAATCTCCATATTCGCTCCTTTAATCAATCATCTGTAATCCACGTGAACGTTGCGTGACGTTCTGTCCATCCGGCATTCTCCACATAAATCTTGATCCCCCCATCTTTTCCTATACCGTATCTTCCCGTTCCAAATATGTTAGGTCCTGAAACTTCACTATAGGGAGCAAAGAAATCCATAACCGGTCGATATCCTACTGGAATTTTCACTTCGTTGAATGGCCCGTATTCGCCACTTCCCGGAAATTGTGCAATCATTGTGATCTTGCATGTTACCATACATCCTCTTCTTTTTAGTTCTATACGGATGTTATTAGCGGAGTTTGCACTTGTATATGGACCTTTCACGGTACCGGAATCGTAATTGCGATACGCATATATGCTTATACGTGGGGATGCAGAATTTCTTGCATATATCATTTCATCCTCAAACTGGATTGTCGTTGCTTTTCTCGTATTTTCATTTGTAAACATGATGTTTTGCAAGTTCACGCTCATAGTAGCTCGATCTGTTGTCGGAGCCTTACCAGAGAAAGCCAAATACGCATTACTCAATGACGCAACATTTTCCACTGCTCCTTGCACGATTTTCTTGCTAATAATCTTTCCGGATGTAACATCGATAAGCATTGTTCCATTCTTATCCTTAATAAGTCCGGCAGTTACAGTTCCAAGATCTGCCGCTATCGCACTTAAAGTCTGTGCGTTTAAGTTATCAACAGAAATATAATGGATCACCCACCTACTTCCATCCCACCGCTTGATCGGCTGACCGGATGCTGTCTGCCATAACTGGCCAACTTTAGGATTTGACGGAGCCGTAGAAGATACAATTATGCCACTTGGTCCTGTTGCTCCTGTAGCACCGGTCGCTCCCTTATCACCATATACTCCGATGATACATGGTGCTGATTGATACGTGCTACCATTTGTATAGGTAACAACTTCATAATTCCACAGATATTTTTTTGACGCCGTTATTGCTTGTACAGTTGTAGTCCATCCTGATGTGGACGCTGACACACCACTTCCGCTTGCCGTTGCAAGATAATAATTCGTGATAGACTTTATTCCGTTTCCAGTCGCTCCTTGTGGCCCCTGGGGACCTGTTGCACCTGCATTTCCTTGAGGTCCTTGCGGACCAGTAGCTCCTGTTGTTCCTTTGTCTCCGTATATCCCGATTATTTTTGGTGTAGTGGTCGCTGTCGTACTATCTGTAAACGTAAATTTTTCATAGTTCCACAAGTATTTATTTGTTGCTGTCATCGTCGGAACTGATGTACTCCAACCGCTTAACTCCGTTGTAATTCCTGTTTTTGTGGAAGAAATCAAATAATATTCCGTAATAGTTTTTATCCCTCTTCCAGATGCCCCCGCAGGCCCTTGTGGTCCTGTCGCACCTTGTTCTCCTTTAATCTTCGCCCACTTATAAGATCCAACACTTGTAGGATCGGACTGATTGTAATCCACACAAGTACCGATATACGTTCCCACATCTTCTCCGCTGTTTCCGGTAAACGTTTTTCCTCCATCATTAGAATATTTAATGTGAAGATAGCTTGTCTTGCCGTTTGCGCCATTTGTCCCCGGAATCCCCTGCGTTCCCTGTGGTCCTTGCACTCCCTGGAAGCGTGACCAGGTATATTTCTTTGGATCCGTGCTATCTTCCTGTGTGAAGTCTACGTAAGTACCAATATATGTGTTAGGTATCTCTGTCATCTGGTTAGAGGTGGTTGGATTCGATACTGCGGAATACTTGATGTGAAAATAGGTGCTCTTCCCTTTAATATTGGTTCCGCTTGGTACAGGTCTGCTATCTAAGACAGGTGCTGTCTGCTTATAATTTCCATTCTGCCATGTATATCCTGTTGGCTTAGGTGTCCAGTTGACCACAAAATCAGTCTTTACAAAGTATTTACCGCCACCTCTTAAATATAATACAGGGATTGATCCATAAGTCAGTTGTGTATAGCTGGCAGGCGACACTGAACAAAATGAATACGTGTCTGCATAAATAATACATTCGCCAGAAGTAGTTCCCCACCCAGATCCAATGGAAGCCAGATCTAAATTCACCGAGAATCCGCTAACATGTGTACTCCAGGATGGTTTTGTTCCACTATTTAAAGACACATTAACCAAAATACGATTATAAACACTCGTTGGAAGCTGACTCCCCACAACGGGATACCATTTATTTACATCGTAAGTTTTGGTATCAGATAAGTCTATCGTTGCTGATGATCTCCAGTAGTTTACACCTGCAGCTCCAGTATCTCCTTTGGGACCCTGTATCCCCTGTTCACCTTTAGGACCTTGTACCCCTTGCAGACCGGGAACTCCCTGTGGACCACGTTCCCCCTGTTCGCCTTTGATCTTTGTCCATGTATACTTCGCAGCATCTGTACTATCTGCCTGTGTATAATCTGTATACTGCCCGATATAGAGCTTATTTGTACCATCCGTGGTGGAAAATCCCGTCTTGCCATCTGCGCTGTTCGCATAGGCGATGTGGGTGTACTGTGTTTTTCCGTCCTTCCCATCTTTTCCCGGGATTCCCTGATCCCCTTTTGGACCCTGTATACCATCCAATCCCGGAGCGCCTTGTGGACCCGGAGGTCCCTGTTCGCCTTGCTCTCCTTTCTCACCTTGCGGACCCTGTTCCCCGTCTTTTCCATCCTCTCCATCCATTACATCCGTGATTGTGACCTCGTAATACCCACGTTTTATCCCATTTTCTAGAGCCTCAAATGAGTACACCGCCTTTGTATCCACGTCCGTAGCATTTACCGTAACGCTCTTACCAACATAAAACTCATGCCCATCCTTGCTCCATCGGAATTGTAGCTTGTCTGCCACATCCACGCCGTTATCGTAAGCGTAAGCGGTCAGCGTTGTGCTCCCGATGCCGTTTTTAAAGATAATTCCATTGTTTGTGGCAATGGAGCAGGTGTAAATCTTTGTTTTGTTAATCAGATCCTCTACTTTCTGCAGCAAATCTTCCGAGATTTCCGACTGCAGCTCTTTAAAATTGGTAAAGACTGTCTTGTTTGCTTGCGGATTCGTGAAACTGCGAACCTGCTCCGATACTCTTGCACTCAAGTATAAGGCAGGAACGTACTCCTCATCTTCGATCTCCACGGTATCTCCGATAGCGGTATCAAAGTATCCCGTCACATCATAAGTCACGACCGGTTCAGATGCTGTTCTCAAGTCCGATAGCGCCATACTGTACAGTTTGTCTTTGTTATCCGTATCGTAGGATTTTGGCATAAAGATGTATCCATCTTCCTTGTTTATCAGATTCGATGGGAAGCGATCTCTTGCCTGTGGTGCCCGGATATCTGGACCTTGTGTATAAAACTCTACTACACCGTTCTCATCCAGCTCTTCTTTCTCAATTCCCTGTATAGTCAGTCCATCCTTTCCTGTTGGACGGATACCGGTGTACAGGTTTTCGATACTGGATTCCTTCCGGATGCCGGTAACATTTTTCCCGTACCGCAGTTTGATATCTCCCCGGAACTCCCCAACTCCCGTGTTATTGTCTGAGTGTTCCCGATACACGTTCATTACAATTTCTTTCAGCGAATAATCATCATTTAACACAGTCTGGAACTCAATCTCCGCATCGAATACATTCGCCACGGAAAATAAACGGGACAGTACCGTTGCCTCACCTGTCCATTCGTTTGAAATCCGCTTATCTGACACTTCATTGATCCCGATCCGCACGGTACGTTCCGGATCAAAGGCAGTTACATATTCCTCAAAGCTCATTGCGCTTTCAGATTTGTATGCCCCAACATTCTCGTTGATCAATTCGAAGCTTAAAGACCATGCTGTCGCAGTAACTGTAAATTCATCCTTTTCCACATGTACGATATTCAGATAGTAGTCTTTTCCGTTATATACAAAGGCTACTTTATTCCCTTCTACGATATACGCCGCATCCTCGTGTTTGGAACTTACCGTAAATGCGTATGTATTCGCTGCCCCCTGCAGATATTCATGGAGCTCATCGTTCCAATAATGCATAGAGTTTCGATGGGTGTTATCCAAAAATGCAAGCACCCTGTCATGTGGATTCAGTATGGCAATTCTGATTTCATTCATTATAAATATGCCTCCCTTATTTTGGCTTTAATCGTTGGTGGAGGACTGCTAAATGCCGAGTAGGAGAACTGGATCTCCGTCTCTCCCGGCGGTACCAGAAAATGCTTACTTCCTCGGATTTCATCTTCCATCCGCTTCATCCCGTTTACATAAACCGCTGTATCATTTCCATCAATATAGACCACATCTCCGGACTTATACCGGTTCGGCACATCTCTGTATTTTTCCACGTTATCCTTGCGGAACCAGATACTTTTTAAATAATTGTGCGTAACCAGCTGATTTCCAAGATCTCTACTTCCCCACTGCCCGATCCAGACCTGTATCTTCTCACACGCCATGTCTTTAATCTCCGGGATAGTAAAGTAATAATATTGTCCGTACCAAAAGATCCGTAGCCTGTCACCCTCTTTTAAAAAATCATTATGGCCGCCACCCATCTTTAAATTAAACGGGTTTCCCTCATAAGCTGTCGGCCGGAAATCCAGTGTCTTGATCTTCTTGTTTTGTGGTGCGAACCAGTCCACATGCGCCGTATTACCAACCGTATCACTCTTGTTAATAGACATAGAGCAGATCACTTCATTTTTCCCTGTAAGAAACGCAATAGTCTGTGCTCCCGTCTGTCCCATCAATCCAGTCTCGAACCAGTGCTGCGTGTAACAGTAAAAGTTCTTCGCTCCACGTCTGCCCTCGCTGTCAACCGGGATAGTAAGTGTTCTCATTCCGCCGTTCCAGTACCCGGATGTTGCCTGTCCACCTTTTAGCGCCATCACATTGTATCCAGCAACATCACGCACCTCCAATGTCCCCTGCGTCGTATTCTCCGGGTTCTGATAAGATGTTCCGTGATCATTCTGAAAGAGGCTATACCCCTCTGACAGTATCTCTGACGCCTTATAGTCTTCGCCGTCTGCTTCTTCGATCTTGCCGAGTTGTATTGCACCGTATTTACTGGCAATCCCGATAAATCCATTTTCGTGGTTGTGAGTGATATCGTAACTTACCGGAACGGATTCTGTGCCCCCATTTACAATAGTAAGCGTCTGATATCCGCTTTCCTGATGGGCAGTAAACGATTTTTCCGCTGCAGAATATTTCCGTGGATCACAACAATAAAAAGTAAATTCGCCTTTTACGTTCAATCTGCCTGGCTCCACATCTCCGACACTTGATTTCGTTCCGATAAAATATTTATCCGGTTCATCTGCAAAAATCAGCTTTGCCTGTTCCTTATTTAAGATTCCAGAGAGTTTGTTGAATTTTTCCTGGAACTCTCTCGGAGATGTACAAAGCAACTGGTACCCAACTGTAATGCTTCTGGTTGTATCTCGCTTTCCCGTATACTCGGATCCATCCACAAGATCAATTTCTCTCTCCGAAATTTCTGATCCCAAAAGCTCGCGACCGGTCACGTACAGAGTTCTGTATCCATCAATCAAATTTTCAATATATGTCCCATCAATCTGCAGAGCCTCACTCGGCAGGGAGCTTTTACTCCCCGCCTGATTTGTATCCACAAACTCATACATGGCTTCTTTCTCCTTTCAGTCTCATCTTCATACTCTCACGTCTTTCCAGATCTTTCTGCGTAAATTCCGCCGTAACACGCGCTGCTTCTCTGCCGTTATATTCAACCGGTACAACGATTGTGTATGTAGTATTCCGGTTATAGGAATAATCACCGGAAAGTTCAGGATCTCCGGCACCGGAAGCTCGCATCCTCATATCTGTGGATAATGTTGGGATCTCAACAATACTCTGCGTAGCTTCTGTAACCTTTCTGGACATCGACTCAATTCCAAGCGCAAATCCCTCTCCTACATAGACACCAAGCCCAGCAAATACTCTTGACGGACTGTGGATTTTTGCTTTTGCCCTGACTGCCGCATCTGCAGCCGCAGCCATTTGTTCTGCAACTGATCTGATATATCCAAGTGTAGATGCCATGCCTTTTGCAAGTCCCTGTCCAATATACACGCCGCAAGAATAAGCACCAGATGAAGTGCTGTTAAGTGCTGACAAAATGGACGTTGACATTGATCTCGCCGTAGAAGTTGCCCTACTTGCACCGGAGGATAGAGCGGAATTAAATTGGCTCATTGCCTGCGTTGCAATATTCGTCAGCATTGAAATAAGTTTATTAGCAGATGACGTAATTTTAGAAACACCACGCTGCACGGAATTAGCAGCTGAATTCATACCGTTAGTAAGCGCTTTTGAAAATTGCGCCCCGGCTTTCGCGGCCGAAGAATCCAGTTGTGCTACCAGCGCTTCCGCACCTGCACTAATAGAAGCAAATGCTGCCATGATACTGCCAGTATCTATAACAGGAATTGAAAAACTTGCTAATGCTCCGCTAATCATAGCCATGCTAGTAGGAATTTGAACGGCCGTTGAATTTAGTTGCGTAAGAGTTCCTGAAAACATTGAAATCTGCACCGATGCAATTGTAATTGCTCCAATAACTCCGTTAAGTCCATCTGCAACGGTACCAATTCCTTTTCCTTTTGCAGAAATTTCTCCGAGACCAATAGCTACCGATCCGAGTGCCTTTGCTATATCTACAATAGATAGACTAGCAATCGTGTTGATACCGTCAGCTACGCTCTCGAATCCTTTGCCAGCATTTTTGGCAGAGTTTCCGATTGAGTCAATGATTCCAGCAACAGAATCCAAAACACTGGAAAATCCACCACTAATTGAATCTATAACTTTCGAAATCCCGTCTGTGACTTTTTTAAACCCATCCCCTAATGAATCAATAACACCTGTAATGATGTCCCCGGCAGTTTTAAAAATATTTACAAGTGTATTGCCAACAACTGATACTATTTGGCTAACTGAATCAGAAACAGTTGACACAAAATTTCCGAATACTGGGAAGATAGCTACGATAGCACCAGTGATTACCCCTATTACTTGAACAACAACATCTCCAAGTATTTGAATTACGCTTCCTAGTGCTTCAACAAAAGGCGTTGCCAGAGACATTCCAGCACCAACCATAAGGATGGTTGCGCCGAAAGCAAGCATCGCTGGTATAGCAGCTGTCAGAGCCGTCCCAAATACCGCAAATACTGCAACCAAACCACCGATAACAACTCCGAATGTTCCCATTGCAACAGCTCCGTCTGTACCAGTTTTAGCAAGAGGTGTCATGGATAATGCCATTGCTGATACCGCACCAGCAAACACCGCAATGCCAACTGCACTTTCCTGCAGTTTCTTTCCCATAGTTCCAAGTATGATTGCTAAACCACCGACAACAACTCCGAATGCAGCAAGCGGAGCAACAGCGGTTGTTCCTAATTCTGCCAGCGGTTTTACCGCAAGTGCAAAACCAGCTAAGGCGCTTACTATTAAGGCAATACCAGCACTTTTTTGAAGTGAATTAAAGCCTTCTTTTAAAGAGGTTACTCCTTTTACGCTCGTCTTGCTCGATACCTCAACTGCTCTCTGTCCTTTGGAAATTCCGAATAATTTCCCAGCGATTTTACTTATTCCAGCTCCGGCAAGGCCGGCAATTGCACTCGTGAATGTGCCTACAAATGGAGCAACACTTTTTGCAATCTTAAAGCCTTTATATGCCACGAAAAGCTGTGGGAGTTTTGATATTACTTTCGCGATAATTTCGGAATGTTCCTCTAGGAATCCAGCAAAGGTTTTCAATGCTCCGCTCGCAGAATCCATTGCACTGCTAAAAGAACTGATACTTTCCGTGGAACCAAACGCACCAGTAATCTTCCCCAAATCTTCTCCGATTGCGGAAAAAGCATCTCCAAAAGCGATCTTTACTTCCAATGCTTCTGTTTTTAAAACATTCCAGTACCCGCTTGCTTTATCGAGAAATCCAGTTAATTTCCCTGCGATTTCATTTCCATCAAAATCTCCAATTTTATTGATTATCCCGTCCAAGGACTTAATCGCTCGACCGGACAAAACATCAAATGACGGCGCCAGCTTATTGCTTACTGTTTCGGTCAGACCATCCATTGCCTGATCTACAGTCTTATACTCTGTAGCAAGCTTCGTAAACGCGTCATTTGTGCCGACTTTTGCGATAGCATCAAAGAAATCTTCTGTCGCGATTTTCCCGTCCTGCACATTCTGTACAAGCTCCGTGGTAGTCATACCCATTTCTTTTGCGACTGCTGATATACCAGCCGGAGTCTGCTCAATCATGAGTTTAAAGTCCGCCCATGCAACTGTTGGCTTTGCTGCCATCTGTGTAGCCTGCTGGCTTAAAGTCTTCATTGCCTGTTTTGGATTCTCAGCCGCCGCAGCAAGCCCTCCGAATCCCTTTACAAGCTTGTTCGTGCTTTTAATCCCAACTGCACTCAACTGCGCATAAGTACTCGCCATATCAGATGCACTATAAATCGTATCTTCTGCAAACTCTTGCAATTCCTTTTTTACAGATGCAATCTCGTCAGCGCCTTTTCCAACCATCGACATGTTTCCATTAAATGTTTTCCATGCAGCGCTGGAAGAATTTAACTCTGACACCATACCACCAATACTGGATGTGACAGCACCAAATGCCTTTTGCCCAATTCCGGCCATGATCCCGAACCCTATTCCACTCGTGAGCGTGCTTTTTAAATTGCTTACGGTACCCATTGCAGATTTGAAAGCAGACGTAAATCCTCTATCCTGTGCAGATAATATTGCCTTTACTGAATAACTTTCTGCCATGCCATCACTCTCCTTTCATCATCCTGCCGATTATGTCTAATCTTTCATTTTTCTTCTTGCGGCTCTTTATGCGATCCACTTCTTTTTCGTAATCAAAGAATTTTCTGAATCTCTGATACACTGGTTTCGACCTATTCTTTCCAACCTTTTTCTCTGCTTTTACAGCAAAATTTAAGAATGCCTGCAGATGATTTCGGTAGTCCCTGTCTACTTCTCTTAGCTGCACAGCCTCCATGAGCAGGGTGTATTCTGGAATTGTCAACCTATCCACTTCTTCAAAGCTTTTAAAGCCAAGATATCGGAAACAATTCAACGCCGCCTCTCTGTAGGATTCTTCAAAATCTACATCATCAACTCTCTCTTCTTCGCTTCTTCCTCTTCCATTCTCTGTTTCTCTTTCTCCACAGCGTCCACAATCTCTTTTGTAGCTTTTTTCGTAGCATTGGCACTCTTCAAGAAACCCATTACTGTTTCTGTAAGCTCATCAATATCTGTGTCCTCATCGTCGATATACTCATCCAAAAGGCCTCTTGTCACTCTCGGATTCTGCCCTTTATTCGCAACATCAAGAATGTTTACCAATGCATCCGGATCACCATTTATTAAGTTCATAAGCGCATACCGGAATCCTACGTCTTTTTTTACTCCCGGCAATCCATCCACAGGCATATTCGTCTGCTTGTTGATTTCTCTCAAAAATCCCATTCCAAAGTTAAACTGGTACACCTGTCCGTTAATTGTTAATTCCATCATTTTTTATTCCTCCATTAAAAAGAGAGCGGTCTTGCCGCCCTCTATGTACATGATCTATTCTTTTCCTACTTTTGCCTTTCCTACTTTACCTCTGCCGATTAAGGCTACATCGTCAGAGGGCATTATTCCCCCTCTTTCACGCTGTCCTTAAACACGTAATTCGCGATTTCCTGCTGCTGCGTTGTCACGGTTACATCTCCGCGTTTACCTGATCCGTTGATGCCAAAAGTAAGGGATACTTCCACATTCTCATCTGCAGAAGACGTGACCTCAACTTCTGTGAGATATCCTTGGAAATACATTCCCTTAAATTTATTCGGACCCGCTTCCGCTGCTTCTTCAAGGTTTACTTCCCAAATTTCAAGAAGTTTATCGGAATCCATAGCGTCCTCAAGTTCTGTGATCAATTTATCGCCTTTTGCCAAAACCGCAGTGGCTGTAATTTCTGTCTCCGCAGCTCCTGGTGTACGGATTGTACCGTCTTTCGTTGCAGTAGAATCTGCATCCTTACTCTTGGTTCTTCCATTCTCCGTTGTAAACGCAAGATTCTTTGCTGCTTCCTGTTTCGCTTTTTCTGCAAGGCGGTACAAATATACAATTTTCTTGCCAGATACCGCCTCTGCAAATAACTGTAATCCTGTCTCAAACATGCTTTTTCTCCTCTCTAACTAAAACTAAATTCTATTTCTAGCAACCCATGTAAAAGAGGCTGCTTTGTTGTTGTGTCCGGTAAAATTCTTTGATTTACATTCCGGACATTCCATGCAAAATTTTCGGTATGATCCAGTCTTCTGCATGCGCTTTTGATCGCCAGCAGCATTTTTGACACCGTTCCCCTCTGTCTTGGATTGTTGTGCCAGACATGAATTGTCTGATACACATTGCCAAACACAGCCGTTTTATTGGCATCATCTGACTGTTGGCTATCTGCGAGATAAACAAAAGGATACGGCGTACCATCCGGCGGTAAGAAGCCATCATATACGTCACATCCTAATGCTTTGATCTCTGTAAGTAATTCTGTAAATAATTCTTGCTGTGGATCCATGTCTCACCTCACAAGCTTTTGTAAATCTTTTTCAAACTGTTTCTTCTGCTCCTCAAATGCGGGTTTTAAATACGGCTGCGCTTCCATCTTACGAGTACCTAATTCTACATAAGCAGCATACTCTGCCTTCGGTTCCACAGTGGCCTTTAGTCCATTCGGAGATATTTCTAAACCTATACTCCGTTTCAAATTCCCTGTCGGCTTTTTGAATACCATGCCTTTTCCTTCTTCCCATGCGTAATGCCCTTTGAATACTGCGTTTCTTTTCGCCCTTGATTCCATCTCAGAGCCGTTCAATTTTACGGTGCTCTTGACCGCACTCATATCCATTCGCTTTCTTAAGCCTTTATTCAGCTTTGCGATTCCCTCAAATTTAATTTCTGCCACTTTGCACCTCCGATACTACAAACACGTGCTTTGTTCGCAGTTTTCGTTCAAAATCCACTCTGTATAAGGCGTTGCCTATCCGGATACAATCAAACGACTTTTTGTAATGCGTCTGTAGCCGCACCGTCTTGCTTCCCTGATTTATGGATCCATATACAAGGTTCATTGTCTCTGTGCCGGTATCTGTCACACTGGCGTGTCTTTTCTCTTCTGATACTGTATCATCTCTATAATCCCCGGTAGCTTCGTCATACTCCCCAGGTACGATCGACTGAAAGAAAACTTCTGTATCGCATCTCAAATAAATCTCACCCTTCCTCGTTTTGATTCTTTTTGTGAGTCAAGAAAAGCCTGTATCTCATTCATAAATCCATCAAAATCATTGTCATTGTAGGACATATTCTCTCCCTCAACATTGTGTGATGACATACCCTCGGAACCCAACCGATTGAACCGGATCACTGCCACTTCCACGACAATGTGATTCATTTCTTGCGGTACTTCAATTCCTCCGAGCAGGAGCTTTAGTCGCCCCTGCACAGATCTGAGTATCAACTCCAGTTTCTGATCAAGAGAATCATCCTCGATTCCAAGAAGTTTTTTTAAATCATCCAGCATTCAATTTCAACTCCTTACGAATTCGCCATGATACCCTGTTTTTTCATTTCAGCAAGAATTGCATTGATTTTATTTTTTAAATCAGCCCCTGTTTCTGTGGACAAATCTGCAATCAAAGACATCTGTTTCACACCGCCAAGCGTTGTCTTGTTTGCTGCTGGAAGAGTGTAACTTGTTCCAGCAGGTCCCTGCGCACCCGGATCGCCTTTTTCGCCTTTTGGTCCTGCTGGTCCTGCTGGTCCAATCTGCTCATTCTTCACGCCCTGCTCTAACTTATTCAGTTTCTCCGCTGTAATAACGTCATCATTATTCCATGTAGTTGGTGTATATGCCATTTTTAATACCTCCATTATACTATTTTACTTTTCCTACTTTTGCCTTTCCGACTTTCCCCCTGCCTACCAAGGCGAGGTCTTCAGGGGGTGCTATTCCCCCACCGACACTTTAACTACAGCTTTCTTGTTGTCATTCGGAATAAATTCTCCAGCCTTACCAGCTCCCTGCAAAGCTACACCGTCAAAATCCTCGGATTCGATCGTTCTCGCTGTGTTAATTCCAGTAAATGCTTTTGCAACTCCGGCAATATATGCATAGGCACATTCTTTGGACTTGAAGAGCTCATCCGGAATCTCCTCTACAAGGAATCCCTTGAACTTCACAACCTCATTGCCATCAATGTTTACAGTGGAGTTTTTAGCAGTCGTATTCAAAGGATGATCCACGACGGCATTGTACAGATCGGAACAAACCTTAATTTTTTTCGTTCCAACTGCTTCGATGTTATTAAAATACTTAGACAGCTCATTAAACAGCTTTAATACATTGTCTGCCGTATAATCAGTAACACTTAAAGTTTTTCCGGCAGATGTGGAAATAAATTTTCCATGCTGCTTATTAAACTGCTTTGTTTTTGCCCGAGACTGCAGTTCCAAGCGATCTGCTACCGCAACATCAAAATCATTATTTACGGTGTGGCGGTCAATCCCCTCATGGAAATTCCATCCCCAAGAGTAATTAACCGGTGTGTTAGTGTAAATAATCTCTGTTCTTTCTCCGAAACGGCTAGAGCTTCCTGTTCCTGTTCCGAACGCTTTCGTAGCTGTCTTATCGTACCCAGTTCCCACTACAACCGGGATATCCGATGTCTTTACATAAAAGGCCGTTTCATTCTCTCTAACACCATCAAGTGCCTCAATTTCGCCGCCGAAAAAATCCGCGAAATAGGACATCTTTTTAAATACTGCCTGCAAAAGACTTTTAAACTCAAGCTGGTAGCTCCTTATCGGCATATCATTGTTGTCTCCTGCCGCAAATAACTGTAACATCATAAATTCTCTGTTCTTCATCTTCACATTCTCCTTATTTATACTTTGCAAGTCTCTTTTCAAATTCAGACAACTGGCTTCCTGAGTTCGTCATGGTTTTTGGTGTAGTTCCGGTTGCTCTGGCGATCTCGGCTTTCTTAAGCTGGTATTCCACGATTTTTACAAGCTTATCAATTTTTGCATTCGTATCATCAGCGTCATTCCCTACAACAAAATCAAGAACATCCTGCGTTGCTTCAATTCCTTTTTCTGCAAGAATGCCTGTGGCGCTTCTGCTAAGCTCAACCTTTGCAGCCTCCTGCTTCAGTTTTTCATTCTCTTTTTGCAACTTCTCGATCTCGTAATTCTGTTTCTGCTCAGCATTCATTTTTGCCAGCTTTTCTGCCTCTTCCTTAGCACTCTTTACCGCCTGTTCCTGCTCAGTTTTCCATTTTGCGAATCTTTTGTTTACAATCGCATCCACATCCTTGTCTGTGTACTTTTTTTCTTCCCCGCTATCATCAGATGTGTTTTCCGGATTAACACTATCTTTCACCGCATCAGGTTCTGCTGTGTGATCTACGGTTTCTTCTGCAAATAACTGCAGCATTCTAAACATCCTGCTCTTCATTTTTCTTTACCTCCTAAAAGTTTAATGACATTCTTCATGGTCCTTTCCCCTAGCTTTTTACGCCTTCAAGACTTGGGCGCGAATTACATAATTGCTACATAATCCGGAAACTCATCGGCAATCAAGCGAATGCCAACGAAAAAGGAATCCACCAGAGTTTTTGATTTCTCTGACAGATTCCTGTATTCTATCTCAGCCTTTCCGGGAGATATTCTGTATTCTATTTCATCATCCGTTAAGTCATCAATCGACTGGATCAGCGTCTGCGTAAGCGCCGTAACGCCAGCACAAACAATGTCTTTTCCAGGTTCTGCGTACCCGGCGTGTCCAGAGATTTCGATTCGCTCTGGTCGAATTCTTACCTCAATCAAATCGCATCACCTCCAAAATGAGTACAAAAATACCACCAGCCCGCTCGACCGATGGTATTACATTGCATCAATTTCTACTTCTTTTACTAGATCGTTTAATGATTTTCCGCTATAAAATTTATCATTCATAACCTCATCTACATTATCATACTCTTTCGTATCATCACCATGCCACGCTTGATACGTTGGAATGTAATCTCTGACTTCAACTGTCACTCCCGATGCCAATCCTTTGTAAAAGAAAGAAATATCATTGCAACACTCAGATAAAATTTGTCTTAATTCATCTTTATTCATAATATATCGCCATTCTCCTTTCTTTCCTCTTTGCTTAATTCGCGAGTTGTCTTATTCTTCAGTCTACCATCATCTCCCCATGTATAATCATGTACGTGTTCCCCATGTTCTCCATAAGGGTGCTGCTTTGGATTCCCATGATCGGTTGTGTGGATATCTTTAGATTTTAATTTTGACTCTCCGTAAAAAGCTCTTACATCTACTTTCCCATCTTTTCCAATGTGATCTATTACCATTCCTGCCTCTGCCATCTTAGGAGTGCCGGAATGTCCGCTGACAGTTTTATCTGCCTTTATTATATCAAACGTAGATTTCTTTTCAACCCTCTTCTTCCAAGTTTCAAAGTTCATCCCGTGTTCGGAATACCCGTCCAGCCATTCATTATACGCCTTATCATCCATATATGCTGCTGTACTGCAATGACAATTAGGATGCATTGGATGTGCATTTTCTCCTGGCATCATTTTTGATACTTTAAAATGTTTTCCGTCCAACGATCTACAGATCGGACAGGCGGTAGGTTCTGCGATAAACTCATACTCATCAAATCCATTGCGGATATAAGACTGTTTCTGCGCTTCTGCCTGCACTCTCGACAGCTCCGTTATCACCAGTCGCTCTGCATTTTCCCGGCTTACTCCAAACAGTTTGGTAAGGTGCCTTGCCAGTGTTCTCGGATTCTTACCCTGTATCAAACCAGTCTGTAATAGCTTCGACAATTCAGCTTTCAGCATATCTTGATACATCCAAATACGGTCTGAGTATCTCGCATTGTGGAAAGAAGCGTTCACGATCGAATGTGCCATCTTCGCATTGTTCTGGATGGATTTTCCAAGGATTCCTGCCTGCCGTTCAAATTCTTCCAGCGTTTTATCTGTCAGGATCTGCTCAAAATACTTCTGAAGATCATCAAAACCACCGACAAGATGCATTCCGATATTGGCTTTCAGCATTTCCAACCGGTTAATCTTCATAGCTGCGTTATAGAGTCTCATTTCCTCATTGGCTTCCTTCGAAAAATCCTTATCCTTTACATACTGTGCTGCTTTCCGGCTGTACGCATCAATGTCCATTTTGGATACTCGCTTCTTCGCTTCTGCAATTGTGATTCCCTCTGCTTTTGCATATCGCGTGTAAAATCCATTGATCTCTTTCTGGATTTCATCCATCATGTTCGCATAGATCTTCTCAATCTCTTTCGCGTATTCAGCTTCATCCTTGATATTCTTCTTTCGCTGCTCTTCTTCCCTATTCTTCCAGTACGTCCTGCCGCTCATCTGCCGCACCTCCGAACATCCGCTTCTCTACGATTGTTTCCTGCTTCTTTTTTTCCTCTTTCTCCATTCGATCTATTTCCTCAGTAACGTCCTTAACGATCGAGAGGACCTGCAGCTGCGTTTCCTTGGACACGATACTTTCAAGCGCCTGTGCTGTCTGCGCTTCCTCCAAGAGATTCTTCGGGATATTCCTACTCATTGTAAAATCAATATCTTTCCATGCGTCCCGATCTGACACATTCGTTGCAAGAGAGCAAAACAGTTTATACCGTTTCCTCATGGACTTTTCAGCTTTGCGGTCGAATGTCAACGCAAGATTGCTCATAGACTGCAGTTTATACGCAAGGGAAGTTCCAGAAGCATTTCCAAAAGATTCATCACTGATGTTCGCTACCATACTTGTCTGATAAATCAAATCCTCAAGCCGATTCAAGAGATTTTCCTGCGTTCCGTCTGCCGTAGGTTTGCCAAGAAACTGCACGATAATATCCTTTGCGTTTTCCGTACCGTAAAGATTTATAATTCGATTGTCCCTGATTTTATAAATACCGTCATCATCCAATTCTGCACCCAGCACTGCAAGATACGCTTCTGCGAAAGAATCTACATCGTTCGCTTTTTCTCCGATCACTCGGTTGTATGTTTCTACCATGCCGGCAACTTCTTCATACAGACCGATTCTCTCATCGTTCAACACGTATTCCACGCAGTTAATACGCCCGTAAGGATTCGGTATACTCTCCTGCATCTTTTCTCCATCAAATGGGATTATTTCTGTCCTTGTGAGTATCTCACCATACCTTGTAACATTATCGTCCTTTTTTCCATATCTCACAGCAAATAGAGCGCGGCTCTTTACGGTATCATCGTAGACAACAAACAGTTCTTTTGGATTGCAGACTACTGTCTTTGTCTTTGCTTCTTCATCCTGGTAAAAATATTCGAATGCATGTCCGTAAATGCAGCACTTCTTCGCCAGCTCATATTCCTGATCTGAGATATCATTATCCCGGTCAAATTCAAGGATCGCATCTTTTATTTTTTCGTCTGGGTGCGATTTTTTAACCGGAATCCCATAAGCATATCCCAAAAAGGTCTCTGTGATATACCTTGGAAAATTCACTGCCAGTCGATTATCCGGCTTCCATGACTCCTTTTCTGGAAGACGGAATACATCGTGAAATCCTTTGTATAGATTCTCAAGATATCTGTACCTTGGCATTCGTTCTTCATGCTTGCGAATATACTCATCTACTAATGTCATATTGATTTCTTTGTCGGCGGAACATAAAAGCGGTTCCGGCAGTTTGTATGGTCTTTTCCCATTCATTTTATATTCCTCCTCTAAAGGTCTTTAACTTCACTTTGCCTTTTCTCTCCTGCTCAATAGAATATCTGAGCATTGCCATTGCATCATCAAAGAAATTCACTGGCTCATCTGTGAAGGTGTTCGTCTTCTCATCTTTTCGCCATTTCCATTGCTGGATCTCCTTAATCGTATTTACGCAAGACGGATGTATATGGATTGTATGCTGCTTTAAGTAATCAATCTGCGCTTTTACACTGTTCGGCTCTTTCTTGACCGGACATGCTCTGTATCCTGCTTTCTGCCACATCTTAATCCTGTCTGGCTCAGCAGAATCACAATACATGGTAATTCGCTTCTGGAATTTTCCCTCAGCCAGCTGTATGATCTCTGATGTATCTTTTTCAAATACATACAATTCCCGGCATAAGTAGATATCTCCATCTTTGAATCCAACCTCCCCGATACAGTTCGCATGGTTGAATCCAAAATCCTGTGAATTTACCATGTAATCGAATCTTTCTGGGGATGTATCGAATTCCTCAATCACATAATTTGTAAGAATCAGACCTCCGGTCTCTCCCCATTCACCAAGTCCGTAAATCCGATATCCATCCGGATCCCGTTCTTTACGCATCATCATGCGCCGGTGATACGCTTCATCTATGAACCGGTTCTGCAGGTACGTAGACTGGTGTGTGTATACATCATCACTTTTTATGTCGAAATATTTTGCTTTTAACCAGTGCGTTGCTGACACCGGATTGAAGCTGAACGTGATCTGATAATACAAAAATGGATTGAATGACAAGTCACCTCTGAGTCGGTCATCGAGAATATCGACATCCGCTTCGTAAAGCTCCGTTGCTTCTTCAATCCATATCCATGTTAATTTTCCGACATCAAATGTGATAGACTTTACTTTTTCTCGCTGTCCATCGTCTTTCATCCCTCGGAAAATTATTTTATTTCCAGTTACTTTAGATATCAGCTCCATTGGATTGCTTCTGATCTGCCAGAACAATCCTGCTTTATCCCCGTATATTTTATATATCGCACTCTTCAATTCTGCATAGGTACTATCCTTGTTTGTTGTGTCTACTTTCCGGACGCACAAGAGATTTGCGCCTTTATATTTTGGGTCACCCAGTTTGATGATAAAATTCTGTGCAATGTTTACCGACTTCCCGGATCCGGCAGAGCCTTTTGCCAGCCTGTACCGTTTCTTGCACTCATTAAACTCTTTGAAATTTCTGTTAAATCCAACATTAACTTGTTTCATCACCATCACCGTAATCTACCACAATCTTCATGTCCATATCTCCTGCCACATCTAGCTTGTCATTCCACATGCCTAAATGTCTACCGAGAAGTTCGAGCGTTTTTTCTTTACTCCCTAACTTTACTTCTATCCCGTTCTGCGTTTCTTTGATTCCTGCAATAGCTGCTATTTGTGAATCTGATAGCTGATCCGTATCTTTTACTTGCGCCATTCCACCCATCACAGATACATAGTCTGTCACTCTAGCAAAAGCAATAGCAGCCAGTTCTTGGAGTACCATATCTTGTGTTATCTCCGTCCGTCTCTGCCGCTCTTCCATTCGTTCTGTGATATATTTTGCAACCTTAACATTTCTTAACATTCTCGCTGCCGCGGAAGCTGCTGACTCTTCTTTCTTTACGCTTGGATATGCAACGCGGTAAGCCCGTGTGGCATTTAGGTCAATCAAGTACTCATCTGCAAATATTTTCTGTTTTTCTGTCATAGGACTCACCACCTTTAAAACATAATAAAAGCACCCATCTCTGGATGCTAAGAATTTAGGACTACTGCTAATACGCTTGAATACGACTACAAAAACACAATCAAAATTTATAAGAAAAAGGAGGAAACTTTGCAGTAGTCCACAACGGGTATAGCAGGATTCGAACCTGCGACACGTCGGTTAAAAGCCGATCACTCTCCCAACTGAGCTATACACCCGTAGGATGCCAGTTGACATCCTTTACCCTATCCGCACTCGGGTACTGACACTAAATATAGATTGCTGAATCTATTTGTTTGTTTTGCAGATCTGCGGATATCTGCGTTTTGGTACCATTTGTGATGTAAAGCCGGTGTGCACTCCCAGAACAGACCTCAGCTGCGCAGCCTGTATACTCACATCGCAAAGCGGAGCACTTGGAATCGAACCAAGGACACAGGGCGCGACCCTGCGCATCTACCATTGATGCTATACTCCACATGAAAACACCGCCAGACGAGAAAGGGTGAAAGTCCGGCGGTGTACATGTTGGAAAAAGTTAATTTATTCCGTAACCATACACTGATTACATTATAATTGTAACATAGCAAAAAGTTTAATGTGTTTAATCTTTTGTGTATTTCGCGTTTATCTGCGATATTCTCCCTTTGGTGTATCCACGCATTTTCCCAACCTCTTCTTGCGTCATTCCATCTAGATAAAGCATCTCCATTACATCTTTGTCTCTTCCCTCTGGCATCTCACCGATAAATCTCTCTACGGCTTTTATCTGGTGTTCAACCTCTCTCTTTCTCGCTTCTTTCTTTCGGATTCTCTCCTCTACTTCATCAGACGCTCTCGGTTCCCTCATTTCCACCGTCACTCTCTGCTCTATGTACGGAAACTCATCTGCTGATTTCGACACCTTCCCGGCAACAATCGGGATATCTTCCCTTTTTGCTTTAAGCTTGTCCAGTACTTTTTCCAAGGACTCAAGCTCCGATTTATTGCTCTTGTAGTTTTTAAAGTATTCCTGCTTCAACGTCTCATCTCCTTTTCTACTCTTTCCCGTACCGCCTTTATAATTGCTTCTCCGTCCAGATCGGAGTATAGTCCAATATCCCTCCGGAAAAATATTTCGCATTCCTTTTTCGTGTGCTGTGCATCCCTGTTGTGTGGTCTCCTGTATAACTCTCGCAATGCAAGCCTATAATCCTGTACCGCCTTACTCACTACTGCAGCCGCAAGTGCCTTATATCCCTCTATGCAATATTCTTCATTTTTCATCCACAACGCTCCTTTTCGTATCTATTCCCACCTTTTTCAGGAAATCTTCCACCGTGTGTGTCTTGTATGCCTGTCTCTGCATCCGTCTCTTCGCTTCTTCTGTTGGTTCATGTTCAGCCAGATCAGCAAAATGATCTTCTCGATCCCGTTTCATTTCTTTTGCGCTGCGTCTGTGCTTTAAGGTTCCTCTCATGCCGTCACCTCAATCTGTTCTCCCGTCAACTCTTCCAACTTCTTCCGCATTTCTTCCACTGTCATCTTCTTTGGCTCTTTGCGCTCCCAGATAAGTTCAAGGTTTGAGTATAGCAGGATTTCGTTAAATCGTGATGCGTGCTGGATCTTGTATATTCGCATAATATCAAAATCTTTATCTCCAGTTGTATCTATTAAATCCTCGTTGTAGTATATGAGCCGATGACTTCCTTCTGCTCCGATCAACATGTCTCCTATAACGAGCCTTCTCCCATAACTTTTACTGCGGTACTCAACTACCATCCCATCTCTCAAATCCGCCTTGGTAAATTCTTTGTTCATATAATCGCTCCATTCTAAGATTTTGTATTTATACTTCTCGAAGTAATCATAACTTTGATACCCACCATCTCCACCGTAACACGTTTTATCCCTGTATACCCCATAGTGTGTATAACTCAAATAACTATCCCCAGATGCCCATTCCATGCCATGCTTATACATCTGTTTACAAAAGTCTATTGCTTCTTCCTCGGTCTTGCAATGCACCGCAATCTTGTTGTCTTTATTTTTAAATTCGTCCCAGTTAAATTTTCTCATATTTTCTACCTCACTATCTTTCGCACGATCCAATCCAAAAACACCACAAATAGCAGTATCGGGAATCTCGCAGCCATCAGGTAATCCGCGCCTTCTAGTTTTACATCCTCTTCCAATCCTGTTTTTAAAGCAATCACGGTTCCTAGTCCCAATATGTAGTAAAGGGTCAAAAATGCGATTGTGATTAAAATGTCCATGTTATTCCTCCTTGTATGGTTCTGGAAGTGGCTGCCATGCTACAACCTTTTCATACCCCAATTCATCATTTGTTTTAAACACCGTATCAACGAATCCTAAACTTGTCGAATCGTAAATATCATCCCAAAATCCAAATCCATATTCACTATCATACTGGCAGAACATCGGCAAATCCTCTTCGTGATTTTCGACAATACACATATAGAATCTCATATCATCATCTTCCGGCAATTTCTCACTTACCGGAATCCAACCGTCGTTATTATCCGGAACATCATCCATGTGCGAACGGATAATACCGCTAATTTCGGATGCCATTCCCGTAGCCCCTAACGCAAATAATACTTCATGTCCAACTACAAACTTTTTCTCTACTTCTTTTATTTCTTCCAAAATCTTCTCTAATACGTTCATTTTTCCTCGCTCCTTAACAGTTCTCCACAATACGGGCAATATTTAATTCCAAACGCCACATGCGCCTCTTTGCCATAAAACACTAAATACCACCCCTTGTACTCAACTCCGTGTTTCGTGTCCAATACCATTTCTTGTACAGCCATCTCCTCATCATTGTAACTTTGTGCCGCAAGGCTTTTACATTCGTGTTCGTTTATAACTCTCATCACTCTGCCTCCAACAATCCTGCTTTTATAAATACACCTTCCAATAACTCGCTCATTTTATTAGTATCAACGGTAATCGGCTCACGCGGAAACTCTTCCTGATTTCCACAGCACGCATACAATTTTGCAATTAAAATATCATATTTTTTCATCACTCCACCTCCAACAGTTCAAAATATTTTTCCAAATGCTATTTTGTAATTTCCAACCATGAACCATCATCTACAGCGTCAAGATGAACATGGTCTTTCCCACCAATCATCATGTACTCACTTTCATTTAATTCGTAAATTTTCACTTCTTCAATTACCATTCCATCGTTTTCAATCAAAAATCCATCATCATCGTATTTATCTACATAAAAAGACTTCTTGCATTTATTTTTTTTCATTTGCTCAACCGTTTCCTTTCTTCTTCCCAGTCAAAAGCAGCGTACGCAATACAGTGTTTGCATTGCTCCATAGGTTCCTCTTTCCATTGTTCACCAATCCCCAAGCAAGCACCGTTCTCATCTTTTTCTACGCATCCATACCTCTTTCGTAGATTGCATTTTTCTATACGTTTCTTTATTCGACACTGTTTGCACACTACCTTTTTCCCTACTGTGCAACCCCTTAATCTTGCAAAATATCCCGCCCATATTTTACTCACTCCATTTCCTGTACTATTCCATCCTATAACTTTTTCTCCACATACATCACAGTAAACTTCTGTTGTTACTTCTCTATAAATAGACATTTATTCCACCTCCAACAAATCCAGATTATCAAAAATATTTCCATGATTGATAATCTCTGTTGTATAACCCCCAAAACATTCACATATAATCTCGCCGTTATCTTTTCTCTTTGCTTTAAAAAGGATTTCTCTGCTCATAATTACTCTTTCTCCCATGACCAATTAACCTGTTCCATAACCATATCTCTCATAGCTTCTTCGATTTCCTCATCACCAAACTCTTCTTCAAATGTCATATTTGTTCCAGCAAAACCATAATTTGCCTCCGCTTTTACTTTAATCATTCTTCCACTCTCCTATTCCATTTCCCTATAGCAGTTGTTTCTAAAGCACATCTTCGCGTTGCGACTCCGCATTCTTCGCAGTACACGAAAGCTGATATAACTTTTTCGTCAAATCCATAATGGATTTTCAGCATTGCTTCTCCGCCACAAAACGGGCATTTCTTTAATTCTTCCATGTTACTCACTCCAATCTAATCTCTGGCCGCACTTCTCACAATACTTCATTCTTTCTTTGCTTCTTCTAAACATACCAGTTGTACATAAATTACTATCACAATTCGGACATAAGTCATACGGTACTCCATCAACTCCAACCAATGGATAGAATACACCTTGGCTGTCTGTCACTCCGTATTTTTTCGGTTTCTTCGCCGTATCACGCTCTTCCAGCTCATGCATCTGCTCCAACAGCTTCGCACACTGGCTGTTTGTAAAATCATTCACCTTGTTATATTGGTTCAAAATATCGCACACAAACCGTCCCATCTTGCACTCTGCGCATTTATCTTCCAGTTGCTCTCCGTTTAACTGATCTGGATACTTGCACAGGTTGTCGCAGATATGCTCCATCATTTCCGTTGTGATCCCATCCATCCATGTTTCTTCTGTTTTCGCCATTAGTCATTCCTCCTACACCTCATATCTTTACAAAAATACAATTCCGTCCCTCTCTTTGTCTTTACATACTCAAAATCTCCGATGATTTCCCGTCCACAGGAAGAACAGATATGTACTTCATTTTTCTTCGGATTCTCTTTCTTTTTTTTCATAGCCTACTGTAAATACCTCCGCATTAATATCCGGTTTGGATTCGACATCGCCCTGTTGAGTCGGCAACTGGTCCGTACCCAGCCTTCGTGAAACTCCATGTAATTTGCGATTGTTCCAAAGATATCCTTAACCGAAGTTTCTTGTTTCTTTGACTCAGGCAGCATATCATTGTCTTTTAAAAAGTTTTTGAACGTTTCAATACTTGCATCGATTCCGCTCTCTTCGCTTATTGCTGCATAGATGTTCTGGATTGTAAATCCATTTTCAATCATGCGTTGAATGGTCTTTATGTACGGCTTATATAGCTTTCTTTTATTCATTTAACCCTCTTCTTTCATTTCGTTAATAACCGGCGCCCATGATATTGCCAAGTTTTTGCAGAAATTCAACATAGCATGATCATCCCTGTACTTCTCAATAATCCCATCGACATCTGCATTGTATTGACTCATTGAGCCGGTACCTTTATAATTTTTATACGCTTTCCAGAACAAATTCTGGATATCTGTTATTTTTTCGTGCATACACTACCCTCTTCGTAACAAAGCAACAAAATTTTTCTTCCGGTAACAAAAGTCTGTTACCCTATCAAACCAGCATGGTTGACAGGTTTTTGAGGTTGGTAACAAAAGTAACAATGATTTTTACCCTATATAGGGACTTCATATTTTTGAATTTCTCACATTTTTATTCCGTATATATAGCGCGATTTCCTGTTGTTACTTTTGTTACTTGTTACCTTATCGCAACTTTTCTGCCCCGGTGTTCCACTGAAATCACATCATTCGGCGACGAATTTTTGAATTTTTCCAGCACCTCATTTAATATTGCATTTATCGGAACTCCATTCCTGAACGCCATGCATTCAATAAAATCATAGTTTTCATTACTAATCCTCACAACTTTTGACATTGTATTTCCTCCTCTTAACTAAAAGGTAGCTTTTCTTGTGTTTCATCGATGCTTTCAAACCCATCATTATCCGTATTTCCTTTCGATTCAAGTTGCAAAAACACGCATCTCGCCGCTCTTCCGTCTATCTTTTTCAGCTTTGTTGGGTTTCCCCTGCTGTCCTGCTGAATAACGCCTTTCTTTGCAGCCCATGACAGGAAGGACTTTTTTGAGAATTTCCCAGATTCGCAGATTTCCTTAAATGCCTGCCCGTAAATTACTGCGTACCCATCCTCAATAATTCCCCATTTTTCACAATTTGAAGACACATCAAATCTCTGGCTGTTCATTGCGATTTTATCAAGGATATATTGGTAGCATCGCTCATTGTCAGACAGCTCATTTCGGTCTATAAGCACCTGTTTCGCTTCGTCTATCGAAATATACTGCCCATCTTTGAAAATGAGATCTGTGGCTATTTTATCGGCTGTCAGGACGATGGAAAGCGAAATACTCTGCTTCTGCATCTTGTCCGTGCTAAATAACTCCTTCTGAAACTCTTTCTGGATAGAACGAATTTCATCTCCTCCCATTTCTTTGATAATCTCCACAAATTTCCTACCTGCGTGACCGCAATTCCGTTTTACCGTTTCCGCTGTCTTCTGCGGATCCTGATAGATTTTCTCGCCACACTCAACCTCTAAGATTCTGTTTATTGCACCGCCCTGACTGACATAGCTGCTAAGCGGTCTCTCTCCATTACAGATCATTACATTCCGCCACCGATTCTCTCGATTGATTCCGAGGTCTTTGTTTGACCGGCTCTTTCCTTTTCCGGAACACAGATCGTAAACAATTCCCTCGAAGTTATCCCTAATCCTTGCGGATGTTTTACTCGTATCGTCCAGAAACATCGGAAGATGATTCAACATATCCGCTTTCGCTTCCAGTGCAACATCCGTTGTTTTGAAGTCTCCAATATATCTACTTTCGTCTGGATTCGCCCACACGGAAGCTGCGACCATTAAAGATACCGTCTTTCCTCCCTCTGTCTCTCCCCACAGATCGACAAAAAATGGAAGTCCGCCCAAGACATGAACCAGTACACTTGCGAATGATGCGGCCAATAGGAATTTCACTTCCATTCTTCCTGACACCCTTAACTCTCGAACATGATTTAACCACACATCGAAACTTCCATGCTCCGACACGCTTTCAAAGGTCTGCTTAAATCGATTATCCCCGTCAAAAATGATGTCTGTATCATAGGGGATAAACTGATCCTTGATCCACCCAAGTTTACTAGTGGAATACTGCACATCTATGTAATCATCGTTTCCATTTTCTACGTCAGCCAGATACTTGACTAGCAATTTTGCATTTTCTGACGTAACTGCAATCCCTCTTCCGGATAATGCCACGATCTTATTCGCCGATGTGATCATCGTTTTTGGGACCACAATATCGTGCCACTGATTATTTCGCCTGTACGACAGTTTTATTTGCTCTTCCCCGGTCTCTAAGTTTCGCAGCCGCTCTACTGGTAGGATTGGGTGATAGCAAGCCACTTCATCAACCCTTCCGGAATTCTGTGCGAACACGCCGCGATCATCCGCAATCCAGGCGCCGCAATACATACGATCGTGAGGTCCTGTGAAATTCGTATAGTTATCTACTGTGCAAACAGTTCTGTTTTCCCGTTCCTGTCTCTTCATTTCTCGGTCAGCCTGATTGTATCCTTTCAAAATCTCTTCAAAATCCGACTTGACTCCCAGCTGCTTCGCTCTTCTGATGAGCTGCACTTTTGTTTTTGACCGGAGAATCGGATCTTCCATTTCAAATAATTCGATGAAAACTTCATCATCCAATATGCTGTCTGCATCGAATTCGTTCATTTCCCTCATTTCCTCACCTCTTCTCTGTTTAATATTTCATGCAAATATAACTGGTACTGCAACGCATTGCAGCAATCGCACCATACCTCGCTGAACGGTTCTGATTTATTCATATAATCGCGGTGCACATCAATCAGAACATTATTCAGCTCTCTTTTTTTCCGAAGCTTTTCCTCTTCTCGCTTTCTCTGTTCTGCCTTCTTCCGGCTCCTGTATATCGCCAATTTCGACTGGAATGTCGGCTTTTCATAAGTTCCACCAAGACTCTGGAACGCTTCTTTGAAATCAACGTGGTCAATTAGCTGTACGAATGTAAAGATATCTCCATTTGTTCCGCATCCGAAACAATGGAAGCTGTCTGGGTAGATTTTTAATGATGCTCCCTTGTCTCCTTTGTGGAACGGGCAGTGAATAAACCCCGCCCGATTTACATGGAACCCATATCTTTCCACAATCTCTCTCATGCTGTGTGAATGTTTAATCTCTTCTTTATTCATGTCTTTCGTCCAATAACTCAATAATCTTCTTTCCGGTATCGTTTTTCTCGCAAAACAAGAATTCGCATTCATACTTCCTCTGGATGGTACATAGGACTTTGTACAGAGTTCTTCCGGTCATTGCTTTCGTCTTAACAGTTTCCCATTTCCCTGTTTCTTTGTTCCGTTGCCGCTTCGCACCCCTCGGATTTTCCCACCAGATAACATCTTCCAAAGTTTCAATATCTTTTCCGTGCTCAACAAGAAATATGATTTTAATTCCATTTTCATTTGCTTTCACCAGTTCTCTTCTGAATCTTTCGTGGTCTTGACAAACATTGCAGCACACCTCTGTTAAATTCTGTTTTCTGTCAACGACAAGACGTGGGTTGTCATAGTTCATATAATCTCCGACCATTAACTTAGATACTGGATGCTTCACGCCTTTCTCATCAAATGTTTTTATGATTTTTTTAATCGCTCTCGATTTTTCCCTACTGTCTATTTGTATAACCAATAAAATCACTCCTAATTAAACGGCATTTCTTCGTCGATTACTCCGTCCGGAATATTTACGAACCCATCATCATGTGATTCTGATACTCTGTTAGCTCCTGAATTTTGCGAGTTCTTACTCTCTGCGAAACCGACTTGCTCCGCAACAACGTCTGTTGTATAAACCTTTACCCCGTCATTGTTTGCATATGATCCTGTCTGAATTCTTCCGGATACTTCAATTTTCGTCCCTTTCTTAAACCACTTTTCAATGAATTCTGCTGTTTTTCCGAATGATACGATGTTTATAAAATCCGCTGATTGCTCACCGTCCTTATAAAATCTCCTGTCTACAGCAATGGAAAATCTTGCAATCGAAAGCCCTGCATCTGTATATCTGATTTCTGGATCTCTGGTTAATCTACCTGTTAAATTTACGCTGTTCATTATTTTGCACCTCCGCATTTTTCTTTTACTTTTTCCCAGTTTTTCAAAATATTATCGTAATGTTTATATTTCATTCCTTCGAATGAGCTAAGGCTGTACAAAGATAATAACTTATCTGCATCAACCCCATCTTCCTTACATCGACTCTCAATAGCAGAGCGTTCTGCGCTGCTTAATAGCTCATTACTCGTGTTTTTTGACTGCTCGCCGGACTCTTTTGATTCTAATTGCCTTACTGTCGCTTCTGATTTACATGATTTTGCAGGTTTGGCTGCTTTTCCTTTCAGTTCTTTGCTGCATTCCTGATCTGGATCATCACCAGTGATAATCTTATAAGCTTTCAACAATGCGTATTTATCCGCATATGTCATCGCTTTCCCCGGTGCCTTATCCTGTGAATCTACTCCATCACCATACGTTTTGATGTCAATGTACTCTTCTGGCATTTCAGCATTAACGAATCTATATGTAGTTTCGATTCTCATAAATAACTGTCTAACTTCGTTGCCCTTTGAATTGACTGAAGTTAAAACGGATGTGTCCATAATATGTCGGTTGACAGGATAACTGTAAACACCGTGTTTTTCTTCGATTGGTTTTACAGCGGCCAGAACATCTGCTTCGCCTACGGCCTTGTAAGAATTTTGCCCCCAACCTACATTCAGATTTTTCGCAACAGCTGTGATTTCTGCTGTAATTGCACTCATTTTTTGATATATATTCATATTCATTCCTCCTTCATGATCCTTGTAATATTTAAAAGTGCCTGCGTCAGATTTGCTATATCCCTTGTCTGGTAATATGTATTCACCTCCCCATTCTCAATCATCCCGAGACGCTCATCTAGCAGATCTTCAATCCGCTTCTTACGGTCTTGCATTGTAATCATGGCTTCACCTCCTCATGAACCCAATTTCCGGAAAAGTACCACAGGACCACTGCGATCACTGCCATGTAAAAACTTTCAGCTTCCTTCATGATCCGCATAAATGCTTCCTGTTCTCTTTCCGTACCATTATTGATTCGTTCACAAGCGTAAGGGAACGCATCTTCGTCACGCACTTTCTTTCCTTTTTCCGATCCGATACCTACATACATCATTCGTCCTCCGTCTTGTCCACTGCCATTTCCAGCAATACCCCAACTAAAATAATTGCATCATCTAGTTGCTTATCTGTTGCAATACCGTCAAACAAATCGTAATCTCCATCAGTAACAAATCCGTTTTCTTGTGCGGTTAAAAATATTCTGCTACCGTAGTTCGAAAATTCAATGTTTACGTACGGATACCCATTCCTACCTTCTCCACGCTCTTGAATCTCAAGAATTAAGTCTAAAAGTTTATGTATTTTTTCTCTATCCATTGCTTATCCTCCTAAAATCTGTTACTATATTCTTGATTTTTTGTCAGAGTACCTACGGCTCCCCAGCCTTTTTGTAGGTGCTCATTTTTAATACCCAAACACCAGATACCACGCCAGTAGCACCAAGATAAACCCGATCACCGCCACACCGACTCTGATCCAGTAGGGCTTGTCCTCTTCTTCCGGCAGATCTACCGATACAGACCGGATATCCCAACTGTTTAAAGCGTTGGGCTGTTGAGTAGTCTGGCAATGGTAAGTTCCTTTAACTTTCATAGCTTGTCCTCCCATCTACCGCCTAAGCGGTTTTTCTTCTTTCGAATCCTATATTTTTCATTGTCTCGTCTAATTTTTTCTCCAAAATCTGAGAAAATTCTTCTTTACTTAAGTCCTCTTGGTTTACCCAGGATCCGTTGATTTTGATCATGCTTACTACTTCGATTGCTTTCATTTCACCACCCCTCTTTACTGTATGCAGGTTGATTGCCATGCGTAAGTTGTCCTACGTTTTTAATTAGTATCCGAATCTCTGACGATCACATGATATTTCTTTATCTGTCCATCGCACTGTATGTATGGAATTTCTCTTGGATATCCATTGTCGGCGTACCACTGCTTTACCATACTGATTACTTCTGGTGCATACTTTCTGACAGTGCCTTGCCACTTTCCTTTAGATTCCCATGTTTCCGTGTACATATCTTCTGATAAATCCAACCTACGGATAATCTCATTCACAGCTTTATCAGCCGGCTTGCCGGAACTCTTATAGTAAAGCCTTGCCTGTCTTGCAATGTGTACCGTATCTACATACTGCTGATCTGCTTCAATCGTGATTGGAAGATTGACTCCTGCTTTCTCATAAAGTGATTTTGCGGTCAGAAGCTGGATCTTGCTGTTGCATCCTGCAGCTTGGAGCATCGGCGTTAAAATCTTTACAGCATTGTTGACACTGGCGAGACGCTCGTTGCTTTGTTTCTTCTTTGGCATCTCATAGGATCCGGTCTTACGAAGGGCAGGAAGAACTTCTGATGTTACCCAGTGTTTAAATTCTTTTGCGGATTCTAATTTGCTACCGAAGATAAGGGCGTATAGACCGGATTCGTTAATGATCGTCATCGATTGAGTGCCACCAAGGCCGCCCTGAATTGGGGCATCCTTTTTGTCATCTTCTTCCACATGATTTGCAATGGCATTTCTTGCTTTGACATACCCCAATGCTTCTGCCACATCTTTCCCCACAAACCACGGTTCATTGTCAATTGTCACTGTTCGGATTTTACCGAACTCTTCATTATTAAAAATTTTTAATTCGTTCATATTACCTCCTGTTATCTTGTTTTATCTCGTTTTATCTTGTTTTACCTTTCTCCCTCCTTTATAATGTAGTTATCAAAAACAAAGGAGAAAAAGTATGAGTTCTGATTTTGATGAAATTTGCTTGCTATTCCCAGAAAAATTTAAGTTGTTCTGTATGAGGTTTAAGAAAACAGTTACATCAGGTTTTCTCGGCAAATCCGAAAAACCTCTAATGAGATATAAACTAATATCAAGCAATTATTCTTTTGTTGACACAACTCCAGCTGATGAAGCGCCGGAAAGAACTTTTTCTCTTACCGAAAAATACTTCCGTTACTGCGCTTACCGTAGAAAGAAATTCTTTGACAGTAAGCTTTGGCCGCTTATAATTTCCATCGTTGCGTCAGTTATTACCTCGTTAATAACAACACGATTATTATGATTATCAGAATTCCTATGACGCATCTGTATATGGTGCGTCTTCGGTAGAGCATTTCAAAAAATTCTTTTTCGTCATCGGAAATTTCAAACAACTCCGAAAATTTATTCCAGTTAATTTTTACCACACCTCTTTCTTTTTGAATCTTTATTGTCATTTGTTTCCTTATCTCCTATACTGTAAATACAGGTGTTGCAGCACCGAGTATTATGAAAGGAGATTTATTATGCTTGACACATTATCAATCATTGTCAACACTACTGTATCTGTTATTTCTGCGATTATAGACTTCGCAGCCGTTCCATTGTCAGCTGCATCCGTATTTATCTTGGTGGTCGATCGGCATGAGAAAAAGGAAAGCGAAAAAATGAAACTTATCGTTACTCCCAAAAGGAAATATGCGAATAAGCAAACCGGTATGCTTTACCTTTACCTCAGTTTTTCCAACGAATCATCACTTCCTATATCTGTATTGGATATGAGACTCATGGCATGTGATGATTATTCGGATAATTTCACAAAGTATGATGTTGCACAAGGGACTGTATCCGTTGAAAGCATGGAAATGATTCCAACCAACAGGAGGGGGAAACCAATTCCTAATACAAATGTGAAAAAAACTTCTCCAATCCCAATTGTGATACCTCCATATGGCGCTTACGGCGGTTATTTCGGATTTTATTTTAATAAAGAGGATGCATTCATTCTTTGTCACAAGGACGTGAGGTTAGAAATCATAACTTCTCGCAAATCATATAAAATCGAAATGAACTTAAATGCCGCTAATTTTTATGAAACGTCTTATCGTGACGATGGACTGGTGTTTGGAAAAAGCGTTATAGGCACTCTTTACGTAGACACAACGATTAAAAGCTTATAAAATCGTGCATTTCATTCTCGTTCCACATATTGGACAATAAGTGCTTTCCGCTTCTTCTTTGCTGCATGTTTTCAAAATTGCTGTGCAACAATTCGGACAGGTAGTTACTACGTCAATTAGCCTGTCCGCTATTGTGGTTTTTATCAGAATAGAAATGGATATCGCAATTAAGATCAACATGAACATAAAAAATATAAGCAAAAGCACTAAAACAATTATTGGGGCTCCTGGAACTAAATTCTTAAAACCACGCATCTTACTCACCTCGCTTTCTACTCCAAAAAATACTCAACACTTACACCGAAGTAATCGGCTACGCAACAGATTCTAGGTAAGCCAGATCCTTCACGGTTTCCAATCTCTTCTTACAATCCTGATAAATCTCCTTGTAATGTTTTCCCGTCAGTATTCCAGTGTCGATCACATGGAGAATGATGTTTTCCATCAGTGAAAGATTATTCAGTTGCATCACTGTTGCTTCATCACGTTTTCCAATTCCAGCCATCTTATTTGCCAGTTTTGAATAGGTCATGTAAAGCATCTCTGCGTGTGTACTCCCCTGGCCCTTTGCATATCCCACTAACTTCTGAATGGTGTCTGTCTCTGCTCTTCTGGTCAGTTTTCCGGCTTTTCTTGTTTCTACCCATGTCTGAGTTGTCTTTTCTTTGATGAACGCTTCCATCTGATTAAATGCTTTGATGTACTGCAATTTCCATTCAAGAGCTTTCTTACCAGTGAACCCCATTGCCAGAAGGGAAAAGCCATCGCGGTTCATATAAAACTTCCTGTATGACTGACCATTGTCTGCTTTGTAATGTGATTGCCTGAACATATTTTGCACTGCTGAATTTTCAGCAATGAGATTATCTATATTTTGCAACACGTTTCTGTGTTCTTTATGAAACTTCTCAGCCACCTGTAAGCTGTCACACACTGCTTCATCATTTTTTAAATATACGAGTTCTGTCATCTGACCATCCTTTCAAAGTTCAATATTTTGAACTTCTTCTTTAAAAAAATATTTAGGTATGTCTTCCTGTGCCAAATCTAGAAGTTCTACTGCTTTACAGATATCTGTCTGCTTCCACGGTCTCTCACTACTCAATTTCAAGCAAAGCGTTCTTTCCGACCATTTCATAGCTTCCGCAAACCTATACTGAGTTCCAAACTTCTCAATTATCCGACCTTTTAATTTGTCATAATTGAATGCCATATTATCCTCCTTTCGCTTTGTTCAAATATTTGAACCACTTGTATCTTAACACCCACTTGTACACTTGTCAATACAAAAGTTAATTTTTTTGAACTTTTTTGTTTTTCATATTGAACTTTTGTTAAGTGTGTGATATATTTATACTCAGAAAGGCGGTACATTTATATGAAGAAAGAAAGCACTGCTACTAGGCTAAAAAAGATTATGGAGACAAAGGGACTTAGACAAGTAGATGTTCTGAAATTAACTGCACCATACTGTGAACAATATGGGATAAAAATGAACAAATCAGATATAAGTCAATACTGTTCCGGGAAAAATGAACCTAATCAAGAAAAATTGTTCGTTTTAGGAAAAGCATTGAATGTAAGCGAGTCATGGCTGATGGGATTTGACGTACCGATGGGACGTAATGACTACGAATTTAAAGATGCGATTGGTCCTGACAACCTATCATTTAATAATGTAGAGGAATTCAAGAAAGCTTACGATCAAAGTGTGCTCAGAAAAAATAGATTAGAATATAGACTTTTAGAGAACATGAGAAAGTTGAATAATAACGGAAAGAAAAGTCTTTTGAACTATTCTGAAATATTACTTGGAAATCCGAACTTTATAGAATCCAACAATCATTTATCAGTATTAGCAGCTCATGAACGCACCGATATTAAAGTAACAGATGAAATGAGAAAACACGATAAAGACATCATGATGGATGACTCTGAATGGGAGTGATACAATGACAGTTTATGAAGAACTATTGGAAGAGGCAAATAGTAGCGGACTTATTGTCCGCGAAAAGGCTCTTTCCGGCAGTGATGGTTTAATATACAGAAATAGAATTGCGATATCCAATAGGTTGAAAACATCCGCAGAAAAGGCTTGCGTCTTAGCTGAAGAAATCGGACATCACCATACTGCTGTCGGTGATATCTTTGATCTACAAGATATTGAAAATATGAAGCAAGAACAAAAAGGAAGATTGCACGGGTATAACCGGATGATCGGATTGCGAGGCATCATATCAGCTTTTAATGCTGGATGCCAAAATAGATATGAGGTTGCAGAACATCTACATGTCACTGAAGAATATCTGCAAGAAGCTATTGACTGCTATAAAGGAAAATACGGTGAGTATATTGCTGTAGATAATTATGTTATCTATTTTATTCCTAATTTAGCGGTCATGGAAATGATATAACCGCTTCGGCGTTTATATAGAGTGGTGTGAGGTACGGGTAAGTTAAAGGAGAAAAGTGACTATGGGATTAAAAGATGTTTTTAATATCGGGAAAATAGCAAAGGAAAACGCTGGATTAAAAGAATTAATGTCTCCAGAATTTCAAAACGCTTCCGTCCTGAATTCAAAAGTTGCCGAATTGGAAACCAAAAAAGAACGGCTTGAAAAGGAAATTGACAAACGCACTTCCAAAATTGACGCTTTGAAGAAGGAGGCGGTATTTTTCGAAGATGCAATCACGTTTCAGGAGTTTGGTCTATATACGCCACGATATGATTTTGTTACGTCAGAAGAATATAAAGAAGAATTGGATCGTATTCGTGATGCGCAGAAAAAATTGATAAAAAATGATAAAGCTATTATCGGCGCTACAACTTGGACAGTAAATGGAAGCAAAAGTAAAGGTAATAAGATGATTGCGGATATGAAAAAATTGTTTTTAAGGGCGTTCAATAGCGATTGCGAAGATGTAATAAGTAAGGTGAAGTACAATAATTTTGATATGTCTCTTAAAAAAATCCGTCAATCTGCGAACTCTATTGAAAAACTCGGGAAATCAATGTCATTACAGATTACTCAAAAATATATAGATTGGAAAGAGGAAGAGCTTACATTAGCGTTTGAATATCAACAAAAGAAGCAGGAAGAGAAAGAAGCTCAAAAAGCTGCAAGAGCAGAAATGCGAGAAGCTGCGCGACTACAAAAAGAAATTGAAGCCCAACGTAAGAAGATAGAAAAAGAACAAACTCACTACCAGACAGCTTACGAAAAACTTCTTAAGCAATTAGAAGAAGATCCAGATAACTCAGATCTTCTTGCTAAAAAATCCGAATTGGAAAATCAGCTCAATGACATCGATAGGGCTATTAAAGATATCGACTATAGAGAAGCAAACCAACGCGCCGGATACGTTTACATAATTTCAAATATAGGAGCCTTTGGAGAAAACGTCTATAAGATTGGAATGACTAGGCGCTTAGATCCTCAAGACCGTGTTGACGAGCTAGGTGATGCATCTGTTCCGTTTAATTTTGATGTGCATGCCATGATCTTCTCTGATGATGCACCAGCATTGGAAACAGCTCTTCATAAAGCGTTTGAAGATCGTAAGCTAAATATGGTTAACACGAGAAGAGAATTCTTCAATGTAACACTTGATGAGATAAAAGAGGTTGTAAAGGAAAACTTTGATAAGACTGTAGAATTTGTTGATGTACCAGACGCGGAACAATTTAGAGTAAGTCAAAAAATGAAACGAAGATAATAATTTTTCATAATAAAAACCGCCCCGGTGCTACCAACACTGAGACGGTAATACATATCCGAAGATATGCAATCTGAAGCCAAGAATATTGTATCATCTTCGGGACAGCTACACAATCCAGAACATTTGTTCATGTGCTGGCTGTTATTTTTGTACCTATTTTTACATAAATTAAATGAGGAGATGATCTAAAATGAGCGCAAGATATGCCTATGGTTACGTCCGTGTATCCACTGATAAGCAAGAAGAACTTTCTCCGGATTCGCAAGAGAAACTATTACGGGAATATGCTGTCAAAAACAATATTATCATTTTGAAAGTTTTCTTTGAGATTGGGATATCAGGAAGAAAAGCCGATAAACGGCCGGAATTTCAAAAAATGATCGGGCTTGCAAAATCATCCGATCATCCGGTTGATGTGATTCTGGTTTGGAAATTCAGCAGATTCGCAAGAAATCAAGAAGAATCTATCGTATACAAATCCCTGCTGCGGAAGCAAAGCAACGTTGATGTTGTGAGTGTGTCAGAACCTTTGATAGATGGTCCATTCGGCTCTTTAATCGAGAGAATCATTGAATGGATGGATGAATACTACTCTATCCGGCTTTCTGGCGAAGTCCTAAGAGGGATGAAAGAAAAGGCTACAAAAAAAGGATACCAGATGTCCCCACCTTTTGGGTATCGTGCTGTTGGAAACGGAGATCCTTATAAAATTGATCCGGATGAAATGAAGGTCGTGGATTTTATCTGTGATGAATTTGATTATCACAACTCAGATACCACAAAGATAACAAGAAAGCTAAACGATATGGGAGTCCGCACAAGACGAGGGAACCCTTTCGAATCCCGTAGCGTAGAAAGAATCTTGAAAAATCCATTCTATTATGGTCTTGTCGCGTGGAATGGAATAACATTCATGGGAACGCATGAAGTCCATTACTCAAAAGAACGCTTCGAAGCCCGCATGAAAAAGATACAGACTACATACAAGCCACTGAAACGCCGTGATGTATCCTCATGTAAACATTGGTTATCAGGGATTTTAAAATGCGGGTACTGCGGAGCTTCTCTTGCCTACAACGGTGCAAACAGACACTCACCCGGGTTTCAGTGCTACAGGTATAGCAAGGGGATGCATGCAGAATCCTGCTCTATCTCAGAAAAGAAAGTGGTTGCTGCACTGGAAGAGTATTTTGAAAAACTTCTTTCCGGTATGGATTTTGAATACTCCTACCACTCTGCTGAGACCGGTGAGAAGATATCAGAACGTGAATCGCTCCTGTCTGAGCTTGATAAAATTTCAAACAGAGAGAAACGGATCCGCATTGCCTATGAAAATGAAGTAGATACTCTGGAAGAATATAAACGGAACAAAGAGCGTCTGCAAAAAGACAGGGAAGATATTTTGATGCAACTGGAAAATCTCAATAAGAATAATGAAGATACGAAAACAAAATCTGACGTGCTCAAGAACGTGCAAACTGTATATGATGTGATTAAAAATGATGCGATCGACTATGGTACCAAAGGCATTTTTATGAGAAGTTTGGTGGAAGATATCGTTTATGACAAGAAAAACAGCAAGCTGATATTCCATCTTTATATCTCGTAA